GTGTGCTGCCCAACGTTCTACTTCGTCCAGTGTGGGTACGTATGGCTCGTTTATGGCATCCAAGGTCTGGCTGCACAAAGCAGCGGCTGCATTGGGTCCAAGTGTGATGGCAGGTTTGCCATTCAGCAAGGCTTCGCCAGCAGCAATACTTGAAAATGTGACCAAACAATGTATGTCTTGTTCTAGTGCATGTGCCATTGAGTCATCACTGGTTCTAGCAGTACGGCCGGGCTTGCGGCGCACAACAACTTCGCGGTCAGTTTTGCTGGCAAGTTCTTTTAATACATTATCCAGCCATTGTTCAAGATCAATATCATAAAGATTCAACAATTTTTGGCTGGGTGGTGCTAGAAGTATTTTACTACCGCGATAGAACTTGCGAGGCTGAAATCCTGTGGCACCCAGTCTATCTCTGGGTCGATCTATAATGGGACCAAAGTTTTGCACATCGTTACGAGTAACACGATGAAATGTTTTCTTTTTGCTGTTGCCAAAATAACCAGTGTCTATGTAGTAAAAATCTCTGCCTGCAGCACGACAGGCATCCATTTGTTTGCGTTTGGTAATACCACGCAAGATAACTGGTGTCATTGACTGTTCACTCTTGCTCCAGGTGGTTATTTGTCCACCTGCACCTATGGTAAAACTCTGTAATATAGGATCAAACATTTTTCCCTTTTCTGCGTATCTAAATTCACTATCAATAGCATGCACTGTTTGATTGTCTAGGCTTCGTATCTTTTCAGTCAATGCTTCTAAGCTCAATCCGTAGTAGTCGCCTGCTGGGTCCACACGATATTTGATTAGATCCCTAAATAGTTCAGCCAACTCTGGAGGCACCATTTCAAGTTCATGCCGCGGCAGCGGTGCTAATTCTTGTTCTTCATTCATGGTCGGTTCTCTGTTCGCAGTAGTCAGTTAGTAGTCTTTCACGGTGCCAGTCTTGTGCAAAGTTGCCTGCGTCTGCAAACTCACGAAAGCAAGGTGTGCCCAAGGTGTAGTGTACCAATTTGGCATTGGGATTCCAGTCATATTCAACATCCAACCAGTTCCACTCTGGTGGTAGTTCACCTATGCGTTCATCATCCAACCAGGTGAATCTATGCAGTTCTGCCCCTGTTGATCGTTGCACAAACTAAGGAGTTAGTTTACGATTGGGAAAACTGTTGCAGTTCCACAAGATCACACTTGACCAGTTTTTTCTTGGATAGTCTTCGTTTCGGCTGCCAAGATACTTTTCAGTCATGCGTGTTTTGTAATCATGTTTGACCACCATGACATCTTTGGCAAGATTTTTGGCTTCCCATAACTCCACAATGTCTCCACGCAAGATCATGTCGCCATCAATGAATATGGCCCAGCCTTGATAGTCCATCAAGTGCGGCACAAGAAAACGACTGTAGATAAATTGATTGCTGCCGTCAGTATGTGTTTCATCGTAGTCTCGGAACAAATTAAGCGCCACAGGAATTATGGCCACTGGTTGACTGGCATGTCTGATAATAGAGTTCACACACACATGATATGCCACTGCTTCCCTGGGATCGTAGCCCACAAACACAGGAATTGGTTTCATTTCTTGCGCTCTATGTCATCTTCAACACAGCGATTGCCGTATTGTATTTCAATTAACTTTAGAGGTTGATCAGTTTCGTTACACAACTGATGCCATTCATTGACTTTGATAAAGGTGTGTTCATGCATGACAAGACTGCACTTGACTTCTTGGTCAGTTGATGCCTCGTCCAAGGTGTACACTGTGGCTGCACCTTCGGCCACAAACCAAAATTCTGCCCGTTGATCATGACGTTGCATGCTCAAACATGTACGGGGCATCACAGTGAGTTCTTTTAATTTTGTGTTGGCGCCTACTTCATGCAACACACGATAGTATCCCCAGGCACGATCAGTCTTGGGAGTTTTCCATTCTGTCAGTATCCATGAACTTGAATTCATTTTGTTCTTGCCACCTACACCAAATTCAAAGTCCACATCATCAAACACCATTTCAGGAATGTTATCTGCTGTGCGATCTCCACCATTGGCAAAGATAAATTTAGAGTTGGGCACAGTGTAATAGGTACGAGCAACACGTATGGCATCTCGAGCAGTGTTGTCCTCATCATCAAATTCAATTACCCGGTCTACCATGCGTAAGTTTTCAATAATGGCTCTGCGTTCCGTGGCAGGCATGAACGGACGGCCTTTTTTGCGTGTGAGCCAGGCATCACTGTTGATGCCCACTACCAATCTATCGCCCAGTTTCTTTGCTGCTTCAAAGTAGGCAATGTGCCCAGAATGTAGCGGGTCAAATCCGCCTGTGACTATTACTATTTTCATGTGAATATTTATAGGCTAGTATTTTCACAATTACTTATTTTTGGCATCCAAGGTTTATTGTCTAAATCAAGCAGCTTGCGTTTGTTGGTGCTTTTCCATTGTCTTACATAAGTGCTTTTTGCACTGCTGTAGTTGTTGTAATGTCGTAGTTCGATTTTCATATTGTTATAATCAACATAACTGTGCTCATTGCCAATGTCTGGCCGTCCCATGAGTTCCCACATTTTAACATAAGCCCAGGAATCACCGTGCCAGGTCAGTTTGTCCTGATCAAAATATTGCAATGCCTGTTCAAAAAATGGCACGCTACTGCGGCGGGCCAGTCTCCACCAAGGACTAATTGCAATGACATCTTGTCTACGCAACAGTGCGAGATCACAATCTTCAGGCAATTCAGGAAAATCACGCATGAGTCTTGCGTCTGGTTCTGTCAACCAAAACACTTGATCATCTGCTTGTGTTTTTAAATATTCAGCAAAAAACAATTCTCTGTTGTATACAACGTTTTGCGGATCGCCGTCAAAATAGACATTTTCATCGCCCCATCCCGGATGACCTTGCACAGTCAAATGCACTAGAGGAATACCAAAATATGCTAGATTTTTTCTTGCTCCAACAAACAGTTGTTCGTAGATGTCGTCTGGAAAATCTTCGCTGCCGGGTTGAAATTCTCTGAAGTTGACTGTGGCGTGATATATTACTGCTTTCATGGCGATCCTTGAATATTTTTATTCACACACTGCGGCTATGGATTGATTCATAAGCCAATGCAAAGATTTCACTCGTCGCCGACTGTATTTGTTTATGGTGTTTGACAATGTAAAAGGCGAGTACCAACAGTTGTGATCAGCATGCACTAGTTCGTAAAATTTTCCATCGTCTAGTTCTTTAAAATTAGTTTGGTGCAACAAGTAAGCATCTGGTGCTGTGATGATTACCACGCCCTGAAATCGATCAACTTGCTGTAAAAAACTTTGCACATTATCCACATGCTCGATCACTTCTGGTATCAAGATAGTGTCATACACATCAGATATTTGATCCCAGCTACTGTAGAGTTCGCCATTGGGCACACGTAGAACTTCTGCCGCATGATAATCTAATCCATCTAGTCTTGCACACAAAGGTGCAATCTGTAGATGTAGACTTTTATGAACTTTGATCTTTGGCCAATCAGAGTAGCCCACATGCAAGACTTTTTTATTTTCAATAAAGGGCCTAAAAAAATCTATTCTGTTGCCATTTTTAAATGTTTTGTCTACATCAAGACAGTGTCTATGAGATCCCATGTAGATATTTATCTACGTAGATTACGAGGACAAAGTGTTGTGCTGTAGTTCTAATATCAATTCTGATGGTCCTGCCCAGTTTGAAAACTTTTGCTGCCACCACTCGGCTGGGTGCAAACTGGCATAGGGTTTTTTCAAGTTCTTTGGAGGTGCCATTCCTATGCCAATGATGCACACCTTTGCAGTGACTTTTTGTAATTTTTGTTTTATGTCATCAATTTGCTGATCTGTACAAAATTGCAACACATCAAGACACATACTACAATCAAAAGAAGAAGTCCAATCTGGTTCCCGACTAGCAGGTTGGTAGCCTGGATCAAATTGATACACTGCACTCAGTGGTATGCCTAGATTGTTGTGTATCCGATACACACTGTACTGATGCCCTTTACCGCAGCCATAGTCCAATAAGGTTTGGCAACTGTGTTTTTTAAATGCTGAATCAATTGTTGGCAGATATTGCAAAGTACCTTTGCCTGCCCAATTTTTGTTGCCAGCATGAAATTGTTTTACTAAATCTAACTGAGTATCCATGTTTTAGAATTTTTCTAATATCAATCGCAGTTCAGGACTGCCCGTGGGATTTTTTACTGGATTGGCTGTGAAGTTTACAGACTCTGACCATACAATATTACATTGATCAAACTGTTGTTTGACCCGTTCCATCCACCAATCTGCATTTTCTATGATCAAGTGTGCATTGCGACCATCGGGCAGTCGTTTTTTTGCAGGATAACAGGCAATGATCAAAAAGGCTGCACGAGAAAATTTGCTTTGCATAAGTTTCAATAACTCATCCAGTTGATCAGGCTCGAAGTGTTCTATCACATCGCAACTGACCAAACAATCATATGTGCCAGCAGGCACAACATTGTAATCAGGATTGCCAGGATCATAGCCGGCCAGTTCTCGAATACTGGAGAAATCATGTTCTACGCGATCGAGAAGATTGCCATTTGCACACCCCCAATCCACCAGACTCCAAGGCTGATATTTGGCAACAAAATCGTGTACCAAGTCATACTTGGGCAAAAGTTCTTTGTATATCCCAACCATGTTATACTGTGATATCTTCCATGCCTGCTGTGCGCAGGCGCACCACGTGACCCATTTGCCACTGCTTGGTGTCCAGGCCCTTCATGATGCCCAACCAACGATTGCGTAGTAGTGCCACTTCATTGATGATGGTTTCAAAGTCCACAACTTCTTCCTCACCATCCACATACTTTTCAGCATCACGTGCTGTGAGCGCACGAGCATAGCCTTCTAAGTACTTCTTGAAATGTTTGGTGCGAATTTTGCGTAGCTGAATGTTGAGGTAGTTCAACACAGCTTCAATTTCTTGTAGTTGGTTGAATCTATGTTCGGTAATGCCTGGTAGTGCTGTGATATTTTTTTCTACCAGGCCACCAATTTTGCAGTCACGCTTGGCATCCGTGAGTTCTGACTCAAAATGTGCAATGAAGTCAGGTATGTTGCCAAGGTCGGCAACTACTCGGCTGTACCACATCAGTAGTCATCTTCTTGATTGTAGTTGTCCTCGTCATCGGGCTCTTCTTCGTCCTCTTCTGCATAATCCTTGTCGTTGTCCAAGTATGCAGTTAGAGCTTTTTTGATGTCCGAATCACCTTTGAAAGCTTCTCGAATTTCGTCAACATCATGGTCATGGTCGATTAGAATAGCCACAATGCTTTCGGCAGCATCCATACGATCTACCACGTTGACATATCGTTTTAACTCTCCCCAAATTTCGCTTGCTACTTCTGCTGACATTTTTATTCCTCCGTTGCGTCGGCTGTACTTACCTCAGTTTTGATGTTCTTGAAGTCAATCATGACTTTGTCCAAGCAACCATCATCGTTCTTTTCCCATGCTTTGCGGAACTTCTTGATGATCTCGCCTTCGCTGGTGGTAAACACCAAACTGTTGCCTTCACGCTTGAGCAGTTCTTTTTTCTCAATCAGGTCCACAAGACCACTGTAAGGACTCATGCCTGTTGTGTAAGGAATCTTGACCTGCACACCTTCAAACGGTTTGGCGTAACGTGTTTTCATAACTTTACAGCCGGCACGAATACCATTCACGTCACTGACTTTGTTGCCGTCCTCGTCCTCTTTCAGCTTCATCTTTTTCATGGCCACCACAATTGAACTGGCGTAAATGAAGCCTTGACCACCGGAAATTTTATCATCAGGATCAAACATATCCTGGCTTGCGTATGTGTGGTTGGTACATACCAAGCCCACGTTGTAACTACCAAACATGTTTACACAATTACGCACCAAAGCAGTGAGAGCTTTGGGTTTACGACCTAGGTCACCTTTCATTTCTCCAGCATCAAACTGGTTAACGTCAGTGGGAGTCAACAACATGCCCAGCGAGTCAATCACAAACATGACTTTGGGACGTTCACCTTCGGGCAAAAGTTTGTAATCACTCATGAATGTTGAAATGGTCTTGGCCACGTCATCAATCATGGCCATACTCAACTTCAGCAGTTTGCTTTCACTGGTATCCACGCCCAAGGCTTTGAGCCAGTCCTCATCCAAGGCGTTTTCACTGTCAATCAGCACCACAAAGATGCCTTGCTCTTGTGCATTCTTGATAATGTTGCCTGAACAAATGTAACTCTTGCCAGCACCAGAGTCACCAGCAAACACTGTGACCTTGCCCAAGGGAATGCCGCGATTGAAGTCACCTGAGATCAAGTAGTTTAGTGCATAATTACCTGTTGAAATCCAATCTGTTGGATCGTTAAAACCGATACTCAAGCCGTCGATGCTTTTTGTGATTTCCTTGCGGAACTTGCTTACGTCAAATGGTTTTCCCATGTTATGTCCTTTTATAGTTTAAAAATTATACAGTGATTTATCTCATCTGTCTATGTGTAAAGAAATATATTAAAGTCAATTTTCATCTGCAATTTTGCCATTATGCCGAGGTTGTATAAAAATATAATTTATTGATTGCCATTTAGTTTTTGTGCAAATTTATATAGGCAGTGTAATATTGTAATAACAAGTCTTCGTTAAAATCATCATAACCCAGCCAATTGTATAATTTTTTTATACAAATAAAAAAATTATCCTTGTCAAAAAATGTATTATCTACATCTAAATTAAAAATTGGATTGCTAATATTGTACCATGGATAGAACTGTTTTATTTCTGTTATTATGTCCTGATCTATGGTAATATGCTTTGCGATACGATCAATATTGTAATAATTCTGTTGGAACAATTCCCAAGATGGCCAGCTATTACCTTTTAGTGCGTTGTACTTTTCTTCACATTCATTGCCACAATAATTTGCTGCTGAATATTTTTTTTGAGATTTATTTTTTTTAAACGATGCAATTTCTTGAAATTTTTGACAATTGGTCAACAGTATTATTTTAGAGTTTGGCCATAACGATACGTACTGAGAAATATGCTCAAAATTATTAGACCTAGTTTCTGCAAAAAAATCCATATTCTTATCTATTAGGTTTGATATTCTATTGTCTATTCCATAGTTGTACACAATACCTTTTTGCATTCTGTCAAACACAAAAAACTCAGACTTGAATAAAAATGAGGCATCATCGTAAAAATCTTGATTGTTGAATTCGTAATCAAACCACTGTGACATATTATTTTTGTGCGGCAAGGTCTTCATTATTGAAGACAATCTATATGCATAATCAACCGGGTGTTTCAACAAATATTCGCAAGATTCAATATCCATTGGAACACAGTGTTGACTCAATGATAAACAGTTCATTATAAATTTTCCACCAGCATACTGTGGATACCACATGATAATTAAATTATCAGCATTAAAATTTATATTAGTCAATGGTTTGATTTACTAGGTCGGTAACCAAATACTTCAACGCATTCAGTCTGGATGTGCTCGGGCAAATTATAAAAATCTTCTTCTTTGTCACAATCCGGCCAAGAAGGATCTCTAATTTGATCGTAAAACGTTATCCAACTGGTTTGATTTCCTATGGAGTTACTTGTCTTATCAAAGACCTTGCTGTAAAATATCAAATCAGATGTGCGTTTGATTAATGTAGAGATTCTTTCGGGACGAACATTGATCAAATAATTGATGTACATGTCATATTCAGACATAAACATTGTAAGAGATGGGTTGATAGAAGTAGGATCATCAAACATCAACTGCTGATACACAGTCAACTGAGGTAATAAATGCAATTTTTCAATTGTTACTTGAATTTCTTCAAGGATATCAGTTGAAAAAATTACTGCCTCTACTATAAAACTTTTATCTGAATCAACGTTGACATTTATTGATCGCTTGACAAATTCGGTAGTATCGTGTAGTGGCCAACGATCATCATAAAATACTGTTTGTTTGTTGTCAACAATCCATTGAGTTGGTTGCTGAAATCGAACTTCTGCATCAATTACCAGTGCATGTCCCTTGACAATTCTATTAAGATTCAGTTTAAAAATTTGTTGTTTGATCCAGTTATGGTTATACAAATTTTTATAGCTAAAGTCCGGGTCTAGCATTGACCAAAAATCTCTGTCTCTGATCAAGTTATATCCAGGAATGTCAATTGTGGTGTTTGATACTATATTTCTTGACAAGATTGGATCAGTAACAAACTGATCAATTGACTCGATACATTCGTCAACTATATCTTTGTAGTCAGCACAACAGAATACAAATACGTGCAATCCGTTATTGTACTCTGTTGTGTTTGTCACAGTGTTATTATTTGTTCTGACGACTACGGATCATGGCCAGGATGTCCTGGGCATTTTGTCCTGAGGCTGCAGGCTTGGCCACTGGTGCGGTTGCTGCAGGAACATCGTCGTCATCAAAACCATTGTCTGCTGGTGCAGGTGTTGCCACTGGTGCAGGCTTGACTGCTGGTGCAGGTGCAGGTGCGTCCTCATCCACATGTGCGGCGCCGGCTCCGCCAGGTGCTTGAATACCTGCGGGACGGAAGTATTGACCCCAACGTTCGGTGTCGTATGGTTGTCCATCTACTGACGCTTCAAACATCTCTTTGATCACCTTCAACTCAACATCACCGGGTTTTTTGGGCAAGAATGTGCTCAAGTCAAACAAGCCGTGTGTGGCAATTGCTGCCTGTTCAGCTTCAGTCAATGCTGATTCCTTACGTGCCCATTTGCTTGTGCTGTAGTCAGCAAAGCCACCCTTGGCAGTTTTACTGACTCGGAAGTCCAGGCCACGCAAGGTGTCTGTGGGCATTTCTTCCAGTTCAGGATCCATCAGTGCACCTTTGATGGTGGCAAAGATTTGTGGTCCGATAATGAAACGTCGGATGGGATTTTCTGGAGTCTTGTCTTCGCTCAGTGGGTTCTCACGCACAAAGCCTTGGAAGATGTAACTGCGTTTCTTCCAGTATTTGCGACCCATTTCTTCAAGACTCTTGTCCTTAAACCAGGTGCGCACTTCTGCCAAGATAGGACATGCATCGCCCCACATTTCCACACAAGGTACTTGTACGTACACTTGTTTGGAATCCCCTTCGCCTTTGATGCCAGCAAAAGGCAAACGAATCATTGCTCGTTCTTGCCAGAAAAATGTGTTCTTTGTATTTGCATCGGGAAGGAATCGCAGTGTTGTACTTTGTCCTTCTTCCATATTCCAATGTGGATAAATTGAATTGTCTCCACCGGTGGATTGCCCACCTTTGTTACCCTCTGCTGCCTGTAGTCTTGCTCTGATTTCTGCTAATGATGCCATAGTTTTTTCTCCTTGATAAGTTGCCTATGTTATGTTGCCTATCTAAATGTTTAGATCTTAGTTGCCTGTGACTCACAAACAAAAAAGCGCAAACACTGTAGTAGTATATGCGCTCTTTGTCTACGTGTCAAGAGTATTTATGTCATCTGAGCAAAGCCAGTGATTTTATTCTTGCCAGAAGTGCATCGCCTTCTTGGATGTCCGTTTCTTTACCTTCGTAGTATGAACCGGTCATTGCTGAGTTTGAGTTGATTGGATCCTGTAGTGCTTGTGCTTCGCCCATGCTGTAAGGCATGCCCACTGCACCACCACTAGACATACCACATTCGGCCAAGCCGTGTTCGGGGCAGTACTCACCTTCAGCAGTCATGTTACATGAGCTTTCGTTAACAGAAGATG